GCTAACCCTTTACTGGCTGCGGCTGCACTTGCTGCTGCTGCGGCTGCTGCACTTGCTAAAAAGCCAACAACCTCTAGCAACGCTGGTCTGTTGATTCATGATGCACCAGGCGCATCTGCTGATCGCAAGTTTGCTGTTGATGCCTTTGCCTCTGGCTTTGCCCCTGTTGGCTTTGCAAGGCGCGAAGATCAAGCGTCAGCAAATGAGGTAATTGATGTTTTCAGAAAATACGATGCCTCATTAACCGAGATCGCAAAAGCGGCTGGCCTTAATGTTAACTTCAGCAACAATCCTTTTGGTGGCTTTGATGAAAAGGGTCAGGGCAGTGGCTTGTTCTTGGGTACAGCAGCAGAGGAAGGCAGGGGCGTAACATCTGCGCCAATGTCTGAGCAACTAACCCAGTTTACAAAGCAGTGGGTCGAGGCTCTTGGCGGTCAGGTATCGCCTGCTGATAGAGAGTTCCTGTTATCCTCTGGCTCTGCCGATGTCTTGTTGGAAAGGGCTGCAACGCTTGGTCAGGCTGAACGCGGCAGGTTAGATGGAATAGGTTTCGGCGGTATTAGAAATGTTCCGTTTAACGGTTTTAGGGCTGAATTGCACAAAGGCGAGGAAGTACTAACTGCGAGTGATCCGCGCAACCGCAACAACGGGGGCATGATGAGCGAAATGCGTGATATGCTAACCGAAATGCGTAACATGGCTTTTTACACCAAGCGCACAGCAGACTTGTTGCTGCGGGTAACGCGTGATGGTGACTCACTTGTAACGGTGGCAGCATGAAAGTAATCCCGCCCATTGCGATAACATCAATCACATCCAGCACAGTGCCAGAGGAAGTTGCAGCAACGTATAACGCTGGGACAACCTATGCCATTGGTGCGCTGGTCGGCCTTGCATCTGTCTACGGTGACCCACAAACGGTTTGGCGATCTTTGCAGAATGGCAATGTCGGGCAGGCTCTGGCTGAAGGTGCTTACTGGACTAATGCTGGTATCGTTTACCCAATCTACGCTTCTGGCTCGTCCTGTGATCTAAATGACATCGTTACCGACTTGGCAAACCATGATCTCTATCAATCGCTGGTTGCTGCTAACACTGGCAACCCGTTGACCGACACCACAAAGTGGAAGTATATCGGCAAGACTAACCGCTTCCGATTGTTTGACTACGACAGAAACAATCGCACTAGTGTGCCTTTGACATTCACTGTTGTTTTTGCACCAGGCAAACGAATCGACAGTATCTGTCTCGATGGCATACAGGCTAACTCCTACACAGTAACAGTGACCAGTGTGCTGGGTGGCGGCACTATCTTTACATCAACAGGTAGTTTAAATACTCGAATTGTTCGCACATGGTATGAACACCTGACAGTGCCATTCACAACGCAAAAGAGTCTAAACTTTTTCAACATCCCACCTTATACAGACTGCATCGTTACAGTCACGCTGACTGCAACAACGGGCAACGCTGAACTGGCTGCGCTTGGCGTGGGTCGTGAAGTAGCATTTGGTCAGACCCAATACAGTGCAATCAGCGACATTTTGAACTTTTCCACTGTTGACCGAGACGATGAAGGTAATGCAATACTGGTAAAAAGAAGGAATGTGCCGAAAAGCAGGCAGACTGTTTTCTGTGATAAAATTGCGGTTAATAAAATAATCGAAACAAGAGACCTGCTTAACGCAGAGCCTGCCTTCTGGTACGGCATAGACAATGCAAGTGACGGTTACTTTGAAGCAGTTTCAATGCTTGGCTACTACCGCGATTTCAGTATCAACCTGCAATACCCTGAAAACGTAATTTTGAATTTTGAGCTGGAGCGAGTCTGATGACTACGATAACGCAAACGATACCGAGTTTAGGCTCACCACCTCTAACAACCGATCCGGTCAACTTTGATACACGCGCAGACACTTTATACGGTACATCACTGCCTGCGGTGATCACTGCAACCAATACTTGGTCAGGCCAAGCAAACACGGTTGCTGGTGAGGTCAACACTAACGCAACTAACGCGCAGACTTCCGCAAACACTGCATCTGGCGCATCTGCTGCGGCTGTTGCTGCGGTTAATGCAACGCAGTGGAACAGCGGTCAATCATACCTTACGGGCGCAGTTGTTTGGTCGCCGATAAATTATCTGTCGTATCGCGCAACCACAAACACCAGCGGAACAACTGATCCAAGCCTTTCTGCTGATTGGACATCTCTTAATCTTTCACTTTCTGCTGCTAATACATGGACTGGAAAACAAACCTTTAGTGGCACAACCAGCACACTTGCCGTTGTGTTAAACGATGCAGCAGAAGTGGCTACAGTGTCTGCAACAGCAGCTACGGGTACGATTGCCTATGACGTTACTACGCAGTCTGTCCTGTACTACACAAGCAACGCATCAGCAAACTGGACTGTTAACTTCAGGGCATCAAGCGGTACAAGTTTGGACACGGCTCTGGCAACAGGTCAGTCAGTAACAGCAGCCTTCCTCGTCACTCAAGGTGCTACGGCTTATTACAACAGTGCTGTGCAGGTAGATGGCACAACCAGTGGCGTAACAACAAGATGGCTTGGTGGCGCACCTACAGCAGGCAACGCAAGCGGCATTGACAGCTATAGGTACTTAATAATTAAAACAGGCAGTGCAGCGTACACTGTGTTGGCTTCAGTCACTCAATTTAAGGCGTAACCTATGCCATTACAATCAACATCAGGTGCTGCGAGTTACGATGCCTTTGGTGGCGGTGCTGCTGCTGTACCGAATTACATAGAAGAAGTTTTCAGTACGCACCTCTACACAGGCAATGTCACCCCTTTAAACATTACCAATGGTATTGATTTGGCGGGTAAGGGTGGGCTGATTTGGACAAGAGAAAGAAACAATGCTGCAAATCATCTTTTAATAGATTCTCAAAGAGGTTTGGCTAATGGTTTTTTAGAATCAAACACAACAGACGCTGCTGACACAAGCAGGGTGTCTGAGTCTATAAGTTCTTTTAATACCGATGGATATACGCTTCACGCCCCAGATACTCTGTGGGATAGAGCTTCATATAACTACGTCTCATGGACATTCCGCAAGCAGCCGAAGTTTTTTGATATTGTGACGTATACGGGGACAGGCAGCAACCGTACCATTGCACACAGCTTAAACAGCGTTCCAGGCTGTATTATTGTTAAAAGAACAGACACGACAGCAAATTGGGCTGTCTACCACCGTGGTCTTGCCAATACAGAGTATCTTGTTCTAAATAGCGATGCTGGGGCGGCTACAGGCGCAACGTGGTGGAACTCTACAACTCCAACATCCGCAGTTTTTAGCGTAGGCACTGACGCAAGTGTTAATGCTTCAGGCGGTACATACGTAGCCTACATATTCGCCCACGATGCAGGCGGCTTCGGTCTGGCTGGTACGGACAATGTGATTTCGTGTGGGACTTATACAACTGACGGTAGTGGTAACGCAACGGTAACTTTGGGGTATGAGCCACAATTCCTTTTAAGGAAACGCAATGTGGCTGGGTCAACGCCATGGTTCATTGCTGATGCTGCCCGTGGATGGACAACATCTGGTGTCGCAGGGACGCAAATACTTCAGCCCAACGACTCATCAGCGGAGTCTGTCGGAAATAATATTGCCTGTTCACCCTCTGCTACAGGGATGACAATTGCAAACGATGGCGCATCACGCACCTACATCTACATAGCCATACGCCGTGGCCCAATGAAAGTGCCAACGAGTGGGACGAGTGTTTTTGCTCCTGTTTTTAGGAAAGGAACAAGCACTGTTGTTCAAGTACCTAGTGGATTTGTAACTGATTTAGGAATAACGCAGTCAACACAAAATGGCTTTAGCACAGGCGGGGCTGTGTTTTATGACAGATTGCGGGGGCGCACATTGTTTTTAAGTCCAAGTGGCAACTCCGCTGAGGATACATACACTACGCTAGTAGAGGGCTTTGATACACAAAGTGGCGTAATCATGGCTGCTGATACATCTAGGGCATGGACAAATTTTCTTGGCTCGCCTCCAAACGATAATTATGAGTTCTATGCCAACTGGTTCTTCAAACGCGCCCCAGGCTTCTTTGATGAGGTTTGTTATACGGGGACGGGGAGTGC